TGAGGTATTTCCTCTACACCTTCACCGACTAGTGACTTTAATACGGTAGTAAAGAATTTTGGGTTCTCAGCTACTTCTCCAACAGTATCAACAGCTAATTTCTTAACTTCACCCATAATCAATAAGTTAGGGTCAATACCCCCTATCTTAGTAACAAACTCACTACCATACTTACCTAGAGCAGCTTCAACAGCCCCTGCACCTAATGCAGCCACTTGCCCTTTAGTAGTTAATTCTCTTTCAGGAGTTGCAGTTCTTACAGTCTCTCCAGTACTACCTGCGGTCATAGAACCTTGCCCCAAACCAGCTGCAGCAAATCGTCCTAAACCTGCAAGCTTAGCCCCTGCACCAACAACACCGCCACCAATTACTTGAGGTAAAGATTCACCAGCCATAGATATAACAGCAGTTGGGTTCTCTACAGCAGCTTGTAGAATATTTCTAAACCCATGAGCTTGAGCTAAGTTATTAATAGCTTCTTGTTGTTGAGGAGAATACTGTGTATCTAGGTACTGTTGAGCCTTTTCAAGATTAATGCCGTGTTCTTCTAAGCTCTTACCAAACTGCCCCGGTGTAAGTATGTCTACTAAACCTACTAAAGATTGACCTAATCCCACACCCCCTTTCATGGTGCCTACACCAATATCTTTTACAGCTTGGGGTACAGTACGACTAGGAGTTTCTTTTTTAGCAAGGGTAAAGTCTATATCAGGATGCGCTTCAGAGGCTTGCTTAATAGCTTCCTCATCAGTTAAATGCTCAGGTACTTGTAAAGTCTTTCCACTAGCTAGAGAAATATCACGCAACCCAACTGCATCTACACCTTGAGCTCTTGCACTTGCCAAAGCTTCTTCTCGTGGCATTCCTTTAGGAGCGTACAAAGTTCTACCGCTTGCTAGAGGTATAGGATAAGTATCTTCTTGTGGTCCTTGCGCCTCTTGACCTTGCGGCTGACCGCCCAGTACTTTGGAAACATAAAATTGTGTCTCTCTAGGAACAGCTGATATCCAGTTATCCCCTGCTTTACGTATAGCCTTATTGAGATTGCCTTCGCCGTAGTTATAAGCAGCAACAGCCTTAGCCATATCACCATTATAATACTTAACCAGCCCTGACATCTTCTTACCAGCAGCATCAATAGATGCATATGGATCTCGTGCATTAATACCGTACTCATTAGCAGTTGCTGGCATAAACTGCATCAAACCTTTAGCACCAGCAGGACTTTCTGCTTTAGGATTAAACCTACTTTCATGAAACCCTATAGTAGAGAGAAGACCGCTAGGCAGCCCATACTGACTTTCTGCTTGTTGAAACGCCTCATCATAAGATGAGCTACGCCCTTGCATAGGCTGCGCTTGAGGGAGGTACTGGGAGATATCTACTTCTTTAGGAGCTGCTTGTGGAGGCAACTCTCCGAATATGCTGGCGGCGGCAGCAGGGTTATATGCAAAAGGATCTATTTCTGTATTAGCCATGCTGCTTCCGTCTAGTGTTTGTTAGTATAGAAGATATTATACTTTATTTTAAGAACATCCCACCTTTTAAAGGCTGGCCAAACCCTCCTGATTGAGGTGCAGCTTGAGACCCTTGATTTACATAATTCATCCATCTATCCAAATCACCATACACATCATCTAAGGTAAGCCCTCCTTTTGATCCTGCTGCCACTAATGATGTTACTAAAGCTTGTCTAGTCTTTGGGTCTGCTTCAGCAGCAATTTGTTTTAACTGAGCTTCATAAGCAGCTTGTTCCATTCTATTACCTTGCTTAAAGCCTTCAAGTTCTAAGTTAGCCGTAATATCTGCTTGTTTATTCAACTGACCGAACAACCCAGTCTGTTGCCCTTTCATAAGCTCAGTTTCTCTGTTATACCCTAGCTCATGCGCCTTAGCTGCTGCCGCTGCCGCTGCCTCTCTTTGTTTAGCCTGTTGTGCTAAATACAAATCGGTAGCTTCTCTATGTCCTGCAAGAGCAGATTTCTTCTGAGCCATTTGTAGTGCCCTCAACTCTTTTTCTGCAGCACTCTCTTCTTTAGCACCTTGTTGATACCCCGATACACCTGATAATAACCCTGCACCTAGAGCTTGACTCATATACGGAGTCTGAGCAGATAGCATCCCGCCTATACCCTGAGCTAATGCACCGAGTTTTTTATCCCTATTAGCATTAGCCATTGCTTCTTTAGCCATAGCTACTTCTTCAGACATGTCAGCGTCAGGGCCACGTAATCTAGCAATTTCTGCAATGGCGGCATCAATAGCAGCAGGAGAGTAAGTTTCTCCTTTAGCAGTAGGCGCTGCCTCATTACGTGCAGCTGAGCTGGTTGGGTTTGCTTTTTGAACTACGTCATGTTTACCTATAGGCTCTTCTCGAAGTTTAGGTGTTTTAAGCTTAGCAGGTTCGTATGTATTTTTTTCTTTATTAAAGTAGTTGCCTAGCCCTGATATATCAGATGGCGTATAGTCTTCTCCGGGCATTGATACAACACCTTTATCTGAAGGAGCTTTCTTATCTGTTTTTTCTTTATCTAGTAGTTTTTTATGTACTGCTTCAGCACGTTTTTTGCCTAAAGACCCAATGCCATACTGAATATCATCAGCAGGTAGACTACCCCCTAGTTCCTCATTAGCAACAGCAACATCTGCTGCTGCAGATTCTTCGTTAAATAGGGTTTCTAAGTTTGGATCATTAGGGTCTATATTAAGATTACTTAGAGGACCGCCTTGTACAAAATGTCTGACCTCACCACCTTGAGCCAATGCAACTAATCCACCTGTAGCCGCTTGTTGTGGAGCTGAAGTATTTTCAGGAGCTACGCCTATTCCTGCACCTCGCATTGGGTCTACTTGTTGCATAGCCATTTGGTTCCCACCTACAGATGGTAGTCCTTGTGGTGAAGTTTGTTGAAACTCTTGCAGTTTTTGTTGTAGTACCGTTTGCTGTGGAGCCTGTGGGTTAGGCGTTCTAGCTTGCTGTTGAAACTGTGCCGCCATAGCCATGGCTAATGCTTCAGGACTATTAGGGTTTTGCTGTACCTGTTGGGATACAACTTGCATCTGTTGAGGTGTAGCGTACTTTAGCATGTCAAAAGCTTGATTAACTTGCTGACTATAAGCTTGATTAGTTACTGGAGCACTCATTATTTCACACCTCTTTTGCTTACTTTACCGTTTTTAATGAGTCCACCACGAGCGCCTCCGCTTCCCCAAGTAGCTGGGTTAGATGTATCTTGATTTACTTTAGTGCCTCCACTCACAGGTTGAGCATTAACACCTGCAACAACCCCTGCATTAGCTTGGTTAGTAAAATCAAGAGCATTAAGAGCTGTTTGTTGGTTAGCATTGACGCCTGCTTGAGACAGCGCTTGTTGAGCTTGAACTACTTGTCCTTGCGCCCCTAAGTTTGCTAGGCCTGCTTGATTCTCTGCTGAGCCTGTGCTTGTCAATCCGGAGGCATTTTGTCCTATACCTTGAAGAGCCGCTATGCCTTGTTGATTAGCTTGTAACCCCGCAGCTTGGTTGGCCTGTTGAGCGGCTAATTGGTTTTGCGCATAGGCATTGTTAGCTGTATTTTGCGCTCCTTGATTAGACAAGTTTACGTTTTGCTGGTTAGTGGCTGCATACTGAGCCGCTGCATTTTGAGCTAATTGGTTTTGTTGAGCGGCGGTTAGAGCCGTACCTTGATTAGCTTGAGCTGCTTGTAACGCTTGTTGAACATAAGCTTGTTGTGCTTGGTTCTGAGCCGCCATATTAGTAGCTTGAGTTTGCTGTTGTATATTTTGGTTAGCTAACGCCGCTTGCAAGTCTTGACCCGCTTGAGTATTCTGAATACCCAATTTAGCTTGTAAGTTTTGCAGTGCAGTGTTGTAGTCCATACCTTGGTTAGCCATCATAGCTTGTATTTCAGCCGCCTGATTAGCCAGAGTAGTTTGTTGAGAAGCACTTAAGTTAGCTTGACCAGCTTGTAGTTGTTGTCCTTGCTCATTAGTAAACTGCCCCATACCAGAAGTATAAGCCTCTTGTAGACCTTTAGCCTCAATATCACCTAACCTCATAGCTTGGTTACGCGCTGCTTCCGCTTGTTGTATAGCCTGACGAGACCCACCAAAAGCACCTGCTTGTACTGACTGAGCATTTAGCTGGTTAAGTTGTTGTTGATAGTCTCTATTAGCTTCTCTCTTTTGTATATCCACTACGTTCTGCATGTAGGGTGACATGTAAGCTTCTGAAGTACCCTTCTCTATCCAAGACTTAGGACCCGCCATTTGAGAAGCTGAGGCTGTAGGCGCAGTAACTGCACCCGGACCTTGCATTTGATACTCTTTTAATTTATCTGTGCTGACATCTCCAGCACCCTGCATAGTAGATACATCTGCTTTTTGAGCCGCTATGTCTTTAGGGGCTTCCATATTAGAGGCGTTATATGACGTAGCTTGAGCATTAGCTACATCTGCTTTATTAGCTGCTATACTATTAGGATTATACCCAGCCGCTGCTTCTAACCCCGCAGTTGACTTTCCATACATATTTGTAGCCGCAGCAAACTGCTCCGGTGTTTTTAAATCTCTAGCTGCTTGTTGAAGTTTTTGAAAATCTTCGTTTGTAGACTTGTATCCTACTATAGTGCCGCCTACAATACCGTCTTTCCAAACAGGTTCAGTATCAGCAGTTACATTTGTTATAGATGTCCCGATAGTGTTTTTTAAGTTATCTGAAGCAGTTTGGTCTGCTGCGGTTTTAATATTAAATTTATTGGCTACTTTAGGGTCGACTGTATATCCTGCCCCACTAAAAGCTGTTAACAACTTACCGTAGTCCGTATCAGTCATTGTTCCTTGAGCTGGAGGACCTAACTTAGGATGACCATTAACCATAGTTATAACACCGTAGCCACCCATTTGCTGATTTGTGTTATAAGCACGTATTAAATCTACATCTTTAGTAGATAAAGGCTTATTGTTTTTCTCTTTACCTAAAGCTTTGTCAATAGCTGTTTGCACTGCTTTAGATTGGGTCGCTGTGGTTAGTTTATACCCTTCATCTTTAGTAGTATCTCCACCGCCAGCGTACCCTTTTAAAGACATAAGACCGCCTCTAGCACTTCCAGCAACAGTTTCGTTAGCCTTATCAACCTGAGCTGCTTGTGGTGATACCGCTGCAGGTAGTGTGTATGTAGAAGCAGCAGTGCCTGTGGGTGTATAAAAATCAGTTGGCGCCTTAATTGGAGCACTATACCCACTATACTGGCTTTGTGTAGGTGTTGGAGAATACCCTCCTTTAAGCATGTCATCCCAAGCCGCTGTTTGTTCAGCGCTTGATCGTAGCATACTGGTAATAGGACCCGGCTTGTCTTTAGTACCTAACATAAGAGCTTGGTACACTGGGTTCTGCCACGGCGACTGATTAATAGTAGATGTGGTTGTAGTGTTTGCAGGTGCTGATGGCGCACCGCCATAGAATCTAGGGCAGATGTAAGTAAAAAATAGTTTTGAAAGACTACTTGGTTTGAATATCATAGGGATTTACCTGTAATTATATATTTCTGTTGCATGCCATATCGAGACCATAGCTTAACTATAGATTCACGACCAGCACCTTCTAAATAAGTAGCACCGTTTGACCGGAGTATGTCTTCAAATTGAGCCCATGTAGCTCTGTTAGATACTAGTTTACCACCAATAGCAACCACAAATCCAACTCTGTCAGCAGGTCTATTAAAATAAGACACAACTAAGGCTCCGTGTATAGTATTTTCTTCATCAGTAGCAACAATAAGCTGCCATGACCCTAGTGATACCATCACTCTTACTTCTTCAATATTGTAGTCCCCGCAAGCGTACTCAAGAGCAGCCTCTAAGAAATGCTCCACATGGTCCCATGTTTGGTTTACGTATTCTAGGGGGACTTGCTGTACTTTAAGAGGCATGTTTTTTAGCCGCTCCTAAGCCTTGTATGTTAACTGCTTCTTTACGCACTTCCATCATAAGGTGTCTTAAGAACTCTGCACCTGCTTTAGAGGAGCCATTACCCAAAGCACTTACTACATCAGCAGGGATAATATAGGCGCCATCTTTAAGGGGAATTTGACCTCCATGTGCAAGAGCTGTAAGACCCCCAGTAGCTTTACCAATACCACTTAATGAAGATAAAGGTCCTGAAGGAGAACCAAACCCTAAACCTTTTAAATTTGCCATACCTGCCTGATTTTGATTTGCAAACACTCCTGCTCTTGCCGCATCTTGTTGTGATGCTAGAGCGTTAGCCGCGTCTCCAGCTACCATGCTGTTACCTGCATAATTAGTTGCTCCTGCAGTTCCTATACCTTCAAGGCCTGAAATTACTTGGGCGCTAGTGTAACTTGGATTAGAAGCCAAAGTAGTAGAGGGGGGAGGTGCTATGTCCCCTAAGGAGCTAACTGAAGTATTTGGGGCAGGAGAATTAGGCAAAGATGCACTAGATGTAGGTTGAGGAACTAACGCATTAAGGTCTGATTTAGGGACTGAGGCACCTTCTATATTAGGAGAAGCATTGCCAACTTCTGGGGGCCCCATATTACCCGCAACACCCCCTGCAATAGCTCCGGTAGCACCTCCAATTAATGCCCCTTTACCTACGTCTTGTCCTCCCACTGCGGCCCCAGCCGCCCCACCAGCCGCTGCGGATCCCCCTCCTACTATGGCCCCCGCTGCAGTATCTCCTACTGCACTAGCTAACTGTCCTCCAACAGCTCCACCAACTCCTGTAGCCAAACCTCCTGTAACCGCGCCAGAAGCAGCGCCCATAAGGGCACCTTTACCAACATCTTGTCCTTGAGCCGCTGCAGAAATAGCCCCTACCCCTGCTCCTAATGCTCCTGCTGTTGCTGCTCCCGCTCCAATACCTGCTGCTGCACCACCAATAGAACCTGCAGTTATAGCCGCTCCTACTCCTCCGGTAATTGCCCCTGCGGTTGCCAACGATGTTGCTGCTGTTGCTGCTGCTGCTACTATAAAACTCATTGCTCTGCTCCTAGTCTTACTCGGTTAGCTTGTCTGTAGTCCACAGTAAGTTCTTCGTTTTTATATATCTTTTTTATAGCGTACATGTCTATATTATCTCCAGCCAGCACGTACTGTGTATTAGGGAATGAGCTATGATTTGCATATCTTCCAACAGAGGTTCTAAATTGCCCAATGCGTCCGGGGGCTATACGAGCACCACTAGGGATATCTTCAAAAGCAAATACACCTTGACCTTCAATAGCAGAGGGGGCTATATAAGTTAGTTTCTCATTCTCTGGCATCGGTACTTGGTCGTCTAGATTTTCTGAAAGTGCTCTAGCTTGCATATCGGTAAACCCCGCCTCTGTAATAGCTTGTATATAGTCGTACTGTTGGTACTCTGCCATTGTATTAAACGTCAACACTTCAGCAACTTTAGTATCATCTTGTTCAGTACATGCGTGTATAGTAGCAAATTCCACTTCCTCGTGCACATAAACTACACGGTGCGTTCCAGCTGGTGTTACAAACATATCAGGGGCAATTACTTCTTGAGATTCACCTTCAGAGTTAAGCATTGTTATATGCCCTCTAAAGGCCACAGATATATGGTCTGTTTTGTGCACTCTTGTAGTAAAAAAGCACCCTGCGGGGACAATGATCCTACGCCCGTATAACTCTTTTGTATGATAGTGAGTTAAGGGCGTTTCTACACCTTGCAGTTCGCCACTGTCCACTTTAGCCTGTATACACACTGCCAGCTCATCAATAGAGTTTACGATTCCTTGGGTCTGAACGGAGTTCATGCTTTACCTTTTACTGCTCTAGCCAACATCTTTTCAGCAGCCAATTTACCTGCGTCTTGTTTAATCTGTTCTTTTTTACCATGCGCCGCTTGTCTTACTATAGGTAGCAGGTTGTCTAATAACTTAGCACCTTCTTCAGGATCACCAAAACCCAACATACGTACTAAATCAGGTGGTACAACAAACTCACCATCAGCCAATCTGATTTCTTCTTCCCCATCTATATTAGCAGGGATGTCATCAGACATGCCATCACCCGGACCATCTAGCATACCACCGTCTTCAAACCCTTGGATAATCTCATGGCGTTGTGGGGTAGCTGCAGGGTATGGTTGTGCACTGTGTATTTGAGATTGTGGGTAAAAAGCGTTTGGGTTTACAGGTTGAGTGTTGATATACCCCCCATTTGCCATACCTAAACCTTCTTTAGTTACATTTTGTGCCTGATTAATCTCGTGCGGGATATCTATTTGCTCTAATTCCGAAGCATATCTAGCAGGGAAAGTTGCAGTTACAGGCACACCCCCCATAGGTAACGTCATAGATACAGGCCCACCTACAGCATACCCTTGTTTAGGGCTAATTATATCTTTATAGTAGTTAAACTGTGTTTGGGTGTCAGGATTGTTAAGACTAGATAAAGGAGCTAATGGGTAGCCTAAGTCTTTAAAATACTGTTGTTGCTGTTGTTCATTAGCTTGCGCTGCGAGTTTTTCTTGACGTATTTGGTTAGCCATAGCTTGGTTTTGTTCTACCATATCCTGAGCACCAGCCCCTAAAAGAGCCCCCATACCTGTAGGTTTTAGCCATTCCATTGTGGCATCTTGGTTAGCCCCCATAGCATTAAATTGCCCTTTTGAAGCTTGCCCTATAGTAGGAGATAAAGCAGTATTAGGGTCTTTACCCAAAACAGAGGTGGCATTAGGGTTAATCCCGGAAGTTAATCCTACTTGCTCATTTATAGGCATAGCTTTTGATAGTGATTGTTCTAACCCATACTTAGGAGCGTATGCAGATGCGACTTCAGGAGTGGGCATTGCAAATTTAGGTACTTCTGGAGACACCTCACCATAGGGCACAGCTGTGGATATATCAGTAGGAGCGCCAGACAAATTACTACCACCAAATCCACCCATACCACCAGATAGAGCGCCACCTAATGCTCCTGCACCAAAGCCTTTGCCTTGAGCTGCACTCAATGACCCCCCAGCTAAAGCACCAGTACCTGCACCGAGGGCAGTACCCGTAAGAGCCCCCATAGTTCCACCGCCAACTAAGGCAGAGCCTACACCCCCTGTAAACGCACCAAGAGCACCTATACCTAGCATGGCAATTATGTTCTTTAAGTCAAACGCCTCTTGTAGCCCTGTATCTGGGTTGGTTGGCAGCTTGTGGCCTATTAGTGATTGAAGCCCAGCTAGTTCGTCTTTGCTAACATGTAAGAGGGTGTTGTCTCCGTTACGTCCTAGAGCTGATAAGCCTTTTGCAGTTGTGTTATATGCCATGATTAATCTCTATACAATTTTAAGGGTGCCAGCACTATTCCAAACATCACCAGAACTTAGCCCAGTAGCGGAAGTTGGAAGGTCCGCAATATTAACAACCGTTTTACCTACTAAGGCACTAAGTGGGTCTGTTATATGCTCTATGGAAGCTACAGGCTGTACTACACCTGACCCCGTTAAAGTAAGCACTATATCTACACCTCGTATACGGCCCGGATTGCCTTGTTGTTCTATATAATAATTTAAAAGCCTTATTAGATTGTTCATGTACTGAACATCATACTCTAAAGGAGGTAGCGGTAATACCGGAGAAGGTACTCTATTGTTATTAGCCATTAGGATTTAGTACCATCAGGTTGAATATCTAAACGGGGAACACCCATCTGCCACTTAACTCCCGCCCCATCACTACTTATTTTAAAAGCTACCTGTCTTCCTCGCAACCGAACAAACACTTGGTTGGTGTAATCATATACTTGGGTAGTTACTTTAGACCCTAATATATTAGCGGGGGTGTCATTGAGAAATACCCCTTGCCCCGGAAAGTTACGTGTAGAGACAGTCATAGTTACAGAAGGCGCAGTCGTAGTGGACCCAATAAAGTCAACGTCAGGTATAACTCGTTTAACAGCAGAGAACTTATCTCCCTCACCAATGTCAAAGTCAGCGCTCTCTATATACGCAGGGATAGCCGCAGGGGGGTTAACAGAGCCATCATCAGTACCTTGTTCGTGTTGTACTAGTATGTTGTCATATACCGCCCAAGGAAACCCTAATATATGAGAATCTAGCCATGCCGTTCTAGACATACTTCCATAGTACCAGAGCTTTTCTAAGTAGTTATAGATTACATACCTATCATTATAATCAGAATCAGCAGAAGGATAGAACCACCAAATCTCATTGTATTTTTCGTTAGTGCCTGCATATACTTGATCGCTCTGTATAAAATTAAAGTCATCAAATACGTACTGACGCAGAGCACATGGTAGAGTATCCACCCTACCTGAATAAACATAGAATTTAGAAGTCCCCATCCAATAAGTAATACCGTTAGCTGTTATAGCCGCATTAGGAGATGCTATGGTTACTTCATTAGATAGAGTAGTAAAACCAAAAGTATATGGAGGGCCTAAATACCTCATAGAATAAAGGGCCGAGTCAGACCACACTAGTATTTCTTGGCGGGTCTTTTCTGCTGTTATAAGGGCGCTGCCGTATGTTAATCGTTGACTACCTGCGGTGTTTGTTACAGCTGGAATCCATACTAGAGGGTCTTCTTGACTACACCACCTAACAAACATAGGGTCCTGTGTAGTAGGGCTTACCGCATTAGGATCATTAGCACCAAACGCAACTATATGACGCTCTTCGGTAACTATTACTCTTGCTGCTACAGTAGGTGCATCCCCGTCAGTTCCAACCAATGCTGTTATGTTTACCCCGGGGCCTGTTACCTGCCCACTAGCAGATAGTTTAGTAGCGGCATCCCAATAATATACAGCCTCATTACGAATGTTATAGACTAGGTCTTGCCCAAAGTTATCAGCACTCCAAAGCCGTAAATCTTGAGCTATAGAACTAGTTTCACGAGGAGTTCCCCAAGCAGCCTCACCCCAAGGACCTACACCAAACCCATTACCAAATGTAACGATATCTTGTCCTGTAGTTATCTGGTAAGTAGCAACGACAGAGCTACCTCCCCCATTAGTAACAGATGTAGATTGAAGTCCTGTATAGAAGCATATGTAGTTGGCTGTGTGTGAGAATACGTCGTACTGAGAGTTAAGCAATGAGGCGCTGTAAATACCAAAGGTCGTAGCTCCACTAAAAGTAACATAGTCTCCTATAGACGCCCCATTACCTGCACTAGCTACTACTATATAAGGACTAGAAACTACTGCTCCTGAACTGTGCACTGCGGCTGTTGTACCGTTATATCCTCTAAGGCAACTGACTAAATTAGTACCTGATGCTGAGTTAACATAGATATCTTCAGACCCTACCCTAATTACATAAGGAAACACCCTAGTAAAAGAAGTCCCACTAGTGACGGGTATAGTTGTATCTGTAGCAGAGATGCCTGCTGAAAGGGTAGAGTAAATAGGGTAAAAAGGTGCAGTGGCTAAAGAGCTAACTAGTCGAATGGGAGTAATGTCAAAATATACGCCGCCTATATAAAGATAATACTTAGAGTTAGTACCAACCCCTACAATATAGTTGTTGTTAAGAGAGGCCCACTCTATAAGGTTTCTGCACGTTCCAAGATAAGTATACGTGCTAGGCAGGACCCACCCGTTTATTTTTTCAGGAGATCCACTCCTAAACCGCGCCCATTGACACGCATAAAATCCTCCGCTGTTAGCAAGGTTAGTAGATTCTCTAGAGACTCCGGGCCTGAACTGTAGATATTGTAAAGCCATCCATTAATCCTCTAAATAAAGTGCCATTTCAGCTTCTCTTCTACGCGTAAGTCCTGCTACGGGTTTACCTGCTGCTTTGTTCCAACGAAGAAACTGTGGGGCTACTAACTCCGGTGCAGTCCCTGCATTAATCATTTTTACTAAAGTTGAAGATGTAAAATTTCCTTGACCGATATTGTAACATAATGATACACAAGCATCGAACTGATTTTGAGTCAACCCTTTAGTGGTTTTATTTACGGTGTCTTCGTATTTAGTAAGGGTTTTAATAAACAAGTTTTCTGCTTCCGCCCTATTAATATCAGGGTCAGCTAACCTAACTCGTGTTCCTTCTAGATACATAGTCGAGCCAAAACCGATAGTGGGCACCCCAGCACTGCACAAATAAGGTGTACTTCTAAACCCCTCAAACTCTTGTATTAGCTTTCTTCCCTTATGGCTTGTTATCATCTACTAATTCCACAGTTATTATCTACTACAAACTTCTGGCATAAGGAAGCATACGCGGCTATTTGGTCTGCTCGGAAGGCTTCAGACTTGAGAAAGTTTGTAAGTTCGTTTGAAAGTTCGTGTCTATCTTCATAGGTTCCAGTAGCGGTTTGGGTATTACTACCTTTTGTTGCGGTGCAACTACTACTTTTCCTACCGTTGTCGTACATCCGCACAGACTTAAAAGAATCACGTTGACTATTGAGTGCATTGATCGTTGATACATTGGCATCCTCCAGTTCTTTGTTAAGCTTTAGAGTTTCTTCATGCGCTCTATACGCTTGTTCAGTAAGAGTAGCTAGTGTCACTTCTGCTTCTCGGTTCATTGCACTGATATTGGTGTGCATTTCTATAAGTTCCGCTCTATGTAGAGCAGTCGATGCTCCGTATCCAGATGCAAACCCAACAATCAACAAACCTACCCAGATATACGGCATTAGTCTTTTAGTATGACACCTAATCCACCAGCAACACCCCCAGCTAATAGTAGGAGTTGGTCTACAGGCTTACCTAAAAATATAAGTACAGAACCTATAACCGCCGTAACAACCCATATAATACCTCGTTTAGTGGAGGCTTCACCCCATTCTATTTTCATATTATTTACTTTCCAAGGCTTCTAAACGGGCGGTTAGTTCTTTGATTGCATTAATTAACGGTAACACAAACATTTCCATAGACACCGCTTGAGTTCCATCCTTAGGGTTTACATCCCAACCTGCAAAATGTTCTATATTTTCAACATCTAAAGCGGCTTTTACGTCTTGTGCAAGCATACCGTACATCACTGTATCAGTATCTTGTGTGTTTTCTTCTGAATAAGAGTTTAACTCTTTAGGTATATCGTAGCTAGGGCGCCAGTTATAGGTCTTAACATCTAATCTGTTTATAAAACTTAGGCCTATGCCTGCTGGTTGAATATTTGTTTTTAACCTTTCATCAGAAACTCTTGTCCATGTAGCGTTAGTATTATAATGGTTGTATATATAATTACTACTGTTACCTATAGTGACGTAATAAGCCCCAAAACCTTGTGCCAACGCACCGATTACTATCTCATTGCTTGACCCAGTTGTAGATGTTTGGGTGTCATACCCTATAGTTGTATTAAACTGCCCAGCTCCGTTTGCAGAGTTCGCGCCGGACCCCACGGCTGTGTTATAATATGAACTATTAGTACTTAAAGCATTCCATCCAACGGCTGTGTTATAAGTACCCGCTGTGTTGGATGATAAAGCCCCATTACCCACTGATGTATTGGTAACTTGATTTCCCGGTCCCCTACCTACACGTACACCATAAAATGTAGCATCTGATGAACCTGTTATAGTTGTGGCATTAACAGTTCCGCCACTTTGGTTTGTAGCGTTTGTAGCGTTTGTTGCATTAGTGGCGTTTGTTGCGGTAGCTACTGTTTGACTTGCAATATTACTAGAGGTTATAAAAGTCCCGCCTCCAGCTGGGTTAGTAGCATAGGCCGCTGTGCCTGTAGTATTTTGGTTTAGTGTTGGAAAGGAACAGTTGCTTAAGTTACCCGAACTAGGTGTACCTAGTGCCCCACCTGTTGAATATTTACTATTAAATGTAGTCCAATCTGTAGAAGATAGGTATCCCGATACTGAAGCAGTAGCTAAGGCTATGGAAACAACTGGAGTAGAAGTCCCAGTAGCTACACTTATAGGAAGCGTACCTGATACATTTGTTACCGTCCCCCCTCCAGCAGAACCAGTAGCCGCAGCTGTTATACGTCCTTTAGAATCTACAGTTATATTAGCAGCAGAATAAGATCCGGGAGTTACCGCAGTATTAGATAAAGTAGTTGCATTGCCTACAGAGGTTACATCACCAGTTAAATTAGCATTAGTTACTACTGTTGTTGCATTGCCTACAGACGTTACCATACCCGTCAAGTTAGCGTTAGTAGCGTCATTACCGTTAAGTTTTTGTATAGCCTGTAGAATAGAATCTGTAGCTGAAACAGTACCCGCACCTGAAACATACCCTGTAAGCACTTTAGCAATAACCGGAGCATTAGTCAGAGTAGTAGCGTTACCAACAGATGTTACATCCCCAGTTAAATTAGCATTAGTAGTTACCGTACTTGCTAAAGAAGCCGTTGTAGCAGTTGCAGCGTTACCTCCAATACTTAAGTTAGCAACAGGGGTAGTAGAAGCAACAACCAATGGGGCTGTGCCTGTAGCAACAGTAGAAGTAATCTGACCGGAAGCTGCAACTGTAGTGAACCTACTAGCCGCAGGAGTTATTATACCTATTGCAACATTGTCAATAGAGCCGCTTGTAAGCGTCATAGAGTTAATAGCTTCACTAAAACTAGCTGTGAGACCCGTACAATATATAACTTTTGTAGCCCCCGCAGGGATTGCCACCCCTGTGCCACCATTAGCAATGAAGTTAACTGTAGCGTTTGAGTTATTAGCCACTATATACATCTTGCCTACATAGGGCGCAGTTACAGTCCTAGTAACACCGGGTGTACCTATAATAGATATAACCATCTGCCGAGCTTGGTCATAAGTACCGTCATTAGAAGAGAGGGTAATATTTCCAGCTGTTACGTCAATACCCGCAGTACCAGAGATCGCCTGTTCAATAAGGGTGCCTAGATTATTATTGGTAGTGGTTCCCCATGTATTAGATTGCTCGCCTGTAGTGATGAGCTCTATACGTAAATTAGGTGAATATGTTGATGCCATTTGTGTATCCTTTATTGAATATCATTTACTGGAGCCCAGTCAGGGGTTTGGGTATCATTTATAGCGGTCCATGTTGTTGATTGAGCATCATTTATAGGGGTCCATCCTATTCTAACTAACGGTAACTTACCACTAGTCTCTCCAAAAGCTAACTCTGCTATGGCCTCTGTACTATAAGTTTGAGGTTGAAATTCTCCTTGTGTATCATCTATTTTAAACCATCCACGGGCGTATTGATAGTCTGATAACGCGATGGTTTCAACACATCCTCCTGTATACTGAGCAAAAACCGCTTCGTTAGATTCTATAGTTAAAAGGTCACTATAATTACTAAAAAATGCGTACTGGGATATATTTGTATCTGTTATTGTTATACTATTTGCTTGAGATACTACGTATTGAAACCCCCCGACCTGAATCTCAGATAGGGTTAGTGTATTGCTCTGTATGCCTACAAAATTAGCGGATACTGTTTCTGTATTTGTTAGTGTCTGACTTTCTTCTTGTAAAGCGGCAAAGGCCGCTTGCACCGTTTCTGTATCTGATAAGGTCTGACTTTCTTCTTGTAAAGCGGCAAAGGCCGCTTGCACCGTTTCTGTATCTGTTAGCGTTTGGGTATTTGTTTGAGTAGCTATGAATGCCGCTTGTACGGTTTGTGTATCTGTTAGCGTTTCAAGTTCAGTAACAGTAATAACATAATCTACCCCTGCTAATCCTCCAAAAGTAGACTGTGCAAAAGCAGTAATACCATACATTATTTATTTAACCTATGATTTACACTTACTTTTGCACACATGTCGTTTCCTTTATATTAAACGGTTTCAGTATCTTTTTCAGATTCAGGAATTTGAGCGTCAGCTTGCTCTTTTAGTTTTATTAATAATGGGAACGCCCCTGTTTTAGTAGGTAGATCGCCTAATACAGCTAATATAGCGTTTGCTTCATCAATAGATATAGTCCAATTAATTTCTTTCATTTATGCCGCCCAAGGAGTGCCAGATTTAACAGTTTTACGTTCTTTAAATGCTTCTAGTTCAGCATCAGCTTGATCTTCTAGTGAGTTTTGTCTAACACCGTCATCATCTTTAGTGTCGAACATAGCTTTGATCCAACCAATAACTTGCTCTTCAGTTACTTTTGCAAAGTCAGTTGTCTTACTTTTTGGCGCAGCAAAAGCAGTGTTGTAGTTATGGGTGTTTGAATCAGTACCATCAGAAGCAGTGATAGTAAAAGAAGCGGCGATAATGATGCCGTCTTTGTCACGTTGTAAATCAGATACTTTGTAGTTATATGTGTTCATAGTTTTCTCTTAGTTAGTAATTAAAAAATTAATAAGATGGATACCATTTAGTTGTGGTGGCGTCATACGTCATAATCAAGGCTTTACCGACAACTGCTGTACTAGCAAGTGCTATATTACCTGCTGTAGTTGTTGTAAAAATACCTGTAGGAATAAGCGTAATTTGTCCTCCACCCAGTGATATTGGGCTTGGCGCAGTTATAGTAGCTATTGCAGTTGTACCCGATATAAAAGCTATTTGAGTAGTAGGCGCAATAGTTGTTGCTGATGCTAGTGTAGGCGCTGCTGCTGAAGTAGCTTTAAGCCCTGCTGTTATTAAAGACCCACCCAAATAGTTATCAGCAGTACCCGCCATGTAGAGATTATAACGGCCTGTACCTGAGGGAATGTTACCGAAGAAGCCGTAGTTGTTGGTTGCTCCTGTTAGAGATGAAGTAGCTGAAAACCCATATTGATTTGTTACAGTAGACCCAACACCAAATGTTCCTTGGGTAGCACCATAAAGTTCTAAATATATCGTATTAAAGGTTGTTGCTTGAGTTGAAGATGTTGCTGAAAAATAACTTGAACCTGATGTAGAATCCGATTGAATTTGTCCACTTGATACAACCCCTCTTGTTGTAGTATGTCCGGTTAAGTTTTTGGAAACTAGTAGCGTTTGGTAGGCTGTTGGAATAGTACCAATCCCCAAACTACCCGCCAAATAGTTACTAGCAGTACCAGACATATATAAGTTATAACGACCTGTACCAGCGGCTATGTTGCCAAAGAAGCTATAGTTATTTGTTGCGCCTATTAGAGATGATTCTGCATGATAACCGTATTGGCTTGTTATAGCAGCACCAGATAAATTACCTTGTTGCGCTGAAAACATATAAACATTTACAGCTGTTACTGTAGCCAACGCACTTGATTGCGCATAAACATATCTAGCAGAACTTGTTACATCCGCCTGTATAACCCCTGAACTACGAGTTCCTATTGCTGCAACTCCTCCTGTTAGGGTACTTCCTACATATAAATTAACCCCCGCAGCAGATGGTACGCCAATCCCCACCCGACCAGCGTTATCAATTCTCATCCTCTCCGTAGGACTCGACGCACCATCAGCCGTGGTTGAGAACACTAACCTTCCGGGCATGTCGTTAGTGCCGGGAGTGCCGTCTACTTCAGCATTTATTTGTGCTGCTCGTGTATAAGATGATCCATCCGCACCAGCAAAAACTATATTGCCGATAGTGTCCCCAGATTGAACAATAGTGTTTGTTCCAATCGTTGCAGAACGAGACTTGTTAAAGTATTGAATCGCACCGCCTGTTGCATTCGTAAATGCATAATTCTGTATCCCTGCTTCGCCCGTGTTTTGTGAAATTTGCAATTTTCCTGTATCAGAAAAAGCGCCGGGGATAGCTGTTGCAGAACCAATTAAAACATCACCAGTTGCATCAATAGCAAACGGCGAACTATCAGGATTCGTACTATCCTCGACCACCAGTGCATTGCCAGTGCCAAGCTGCGTGATACGCAGAGCTGCGTTAGTGTTGTCCGTTACGCTGATGGTTGTGCTACCACCTAAATAGTTATCAGCAGTACCCGCCATATAGAGATTGTAACGGCCTGTGCCTGAGGCTATAGCACCGTAGAAACCAAAGTTGTTGGTGGCGCCTGTGAGGGTGCTTTGAGCAGAATAGCCGTACTGATTTGTTATTGCCGCTCCAGCGCCGAGCGTATTAAAACTTGCATCATAGTGTCTAAGCGTTGGCAAAGTGTATGACCCAGCGGCCAACAATGGATACGTTGCAAAACCATTCCATTTAGTTATCGCTGAAGACTGAATTGCTTGAGTAATAACAACGGCGTCCGTGCTTGAATCTGTTGCATTGCCGCTGATAAGCAGTTTAGCACCAGTATAGGGAGTATTACCAATCCCCAAACTACCAGCCATATAGTTATCAGCAGTTCCACCCATATAAAGGTTATATCTACCTGTAGCTGCTGGTATATTGCCGTAGAAACCGTAGTTGTTGGTTGCTCCTGTGAGGTTGTTTTCTGCGTAAAAACCAACTTGATTTGTTACTGTTGACCCTGCGCCGATGGTTCCTTGGTATGCTGCAAAATGTCTTAAATTAGAAAGAGTAAAAGATGCCGCAGCAGTTGATGGAACACTCGCATAGTTTGAGGTTGCAGTAGTAACCCCAGATTGCACAACTGGTTCTGAATAGTGCATATACGAAATAGCAGACCCAGAAACAGCTCCTGCGTATCTAAATCGTATAACAGATAAATCAGTAGAACCAAACCCAACCCGACCAGCACTATCAATTCTCATCCTCTCCGTAGGACTAGACGCACCATCAGCCGTAGTGCTGAACACTAACCTTCCGGGCATATCGTTAGTGCCGGGAGTGCCGTCTACTGCGGCTATTATTGATGCGCCTTGAATATAATTTGTTCCGTCTGCTCCAAGGAATTGAAGCATGCCAAGGTTGTCGCCACTGTTGACAATCGTATTGGTTCCAATTGTCCCAGAAGCCGACCGAAACATATTCACAAAAGCACCAGATGCCGCAGAAGAATTGAATCTATACTGGCTATGACCGCTTTGAATTTGCAGGGGCGCACTACCAACTGCGGTAGGCATTCCAATAATTGTTGTACCATTCGCATCCACAACAAAAGGCGTCGAATCAGGATTCGTACTATCCTCGACCACCAGTGCATTGCCAGCGCCTGTCTGGGTAATTCTCAGAGCTGCGTTAGTGTTGTCCGTTACGCTGATGGTTGTTGCGCCTGTGAATAAAACATTACCTGAAGCATCATACCAAACACCTTTCTCAGAAGGATAGGTAACAAAAACATCTTTAATGCCTGAAGTAAAAGAAACTATGGCCCCTGCATTAGATGACGCTAAAATTGTGGTACGGGCAAGAGTAGTCCCTGAAGCTGTATAAGTACCAATACCAACTTCCCAGTTAGGGCCTCCTTGATCTGCAATACAATAGTATGTAGTGTTACCATTACCAACAGCAGCAAAAGATTGAAACCCTATAGTAGCCCCTAAAAGAGTCGCTGACCCCGTGCCTACAATAGAAGTTGTTTCTTTTATGCGATCTCCTAATATTAGCGCCATAGGTATCTCCTGTTAAGCTGCAGTCGCAGTATAGCTAACGGATAGGGTATCGCCTGATGTTACAGTTTTAGAACCAGCAGTAAAATCCCCAGCAGAAAATAAAACACCTGTAGTATTATCAATAGTAGCGGAACCGCCAAGGTTAATAAAACATCCAGCAACCGTACCGGAACCTGTCATTGTAAATACAACTGGTGTAGATGTTGATTTAGCTCCAGCAGATGCGGCACCGAACACAGGTGTTTTACGACTACCAGAATAAGTAGGAGCATTAGCAAGACCTACTTCCAACCAAGTGTGCGATGCTTGAGTATCAGTTACAAGAGCTGTGCCTGTACCTTTAAGACCCATAACAACAGCGCCTACGGCTACGTTGCCTAACATAGTGTCCATAGTAGAATCTTTACCCACAGTAGTAACCAAGTTACCGATTACATCAACCCATTTAATATCACCAAATTTATCATGGCATACAATCTGGTATGTTCCGTGTAAGCTCATAGCCTCGTCATAACTTGCGCCTCGTCCTACTGATGCAGAACAGGTATCGCCTATATTTGTTTTTTCGTTGTGCATTGCAGTGCCTCTAAGAAATTATAATTACAGCAGTGGTTGCTGTAGCAGGTGGAAAAGTTAGCGTGAATGTACTATCGGAGGAGTGAAAAGGACCTCCAAAATTTAAGACCGCCACGGCTTTATCAGCTTGAGTATGGTTGTAAATTAAAGCCCCTGACGCAGTTATAGTAGAGCTAGGCCATTCACTAGTGTCAAAAGTAACATACGCTGTAGTACCAGAAAGGGTTATTGATTGTCCTGTTAATACATTACCACCTGCGACATATCCTGTCGCTACCACCTCACCTATGTCTGTGTATAGTATGGTACTTGAATTTAAATTAGCAGCGGCGTTATAAAGAGCAACTTTAAAAGTATCCCCAGTAATAGGTGTAAAGTCGTGTTGCCCTTCTAGAAGTTCTACTTTAAACGAGGAGCAGAGAGCTTGAGTAATAGCCATACTAGTTTACCTTATCTCTAACTTGAACCACACGATAAGAATCTTGACGGTTTTTACCATCACCAACTTGTTTAACTTCGGTCATAACTTGGTCAAACTTAGTTTGATACGTTTGAATTAGCTCTTGTTCACCTTTCAAGAAAATATAACCTTCTACTAAAGCCCCCCAAAGTAATGCATTAGGGAACTCTGTGCTTATCCATGTAGTTCCGGAAGGAGAGTCAACAATAGATTGTGGGTACGCATAATAGTGCATTTCTACAGTGTAGTTAGCAGATGGGGTTGGACCTACTAAAAAAGTATTAGCATCAAATAAACTGTAGTATTGTGGAGTGCCCTGAGCAGATGGGTAAGGAAACGCTTCTCTTATATAGTTAACGTCTTTGTTTAGTAAATATTGATACATAGGTATTGGGGTATTATCTTCAGTAACTGTAGGTATAACAGCTAAAGAAAATATAGACAAAAAATCAGAAGGTATAGTTAAATACGGATTTCCTGTTGTTAAAGACCCCGTTACGTTTACACGAAATGCAGGAAGCTGCACCGAGTTATTTATAATAACTTCAGTGTTTCTAATAAAGTTGTCAATGTTTGCTACAAATGTAGGCTCCGCGCCGTCACCGACGTACTCCACCATAAGGTATTGTTGTATAGCAGTTGTCAACTCATCATACGTCATAGCTTAGCCCATTTTACTAGAAGCCATAGTGCCTTTAGTAGCCGCACCAGTACCACGTACTTTCACTGTCTTTTTGTTTTCTATTTGCACAGGGTATCCGTTACCTACAGGAGTGGGTACAGATTTAACGCCTTTATACTCAGCAGACCCTTCAATATGTTGCTTAGCCATTATCGACCTCTACCTGAACTTTTTTGATTCATAGCACGAGCCACGTTACGACCCATTTTCTTAGCAGCCATAGATGTGATGCCGCCTTTTTTAAGACCTTTCATAGATTTTTGTTTGTCATGCTTAGCGTCTTTTGAGCTTTTCTCCCAGTCAGACATAGACATCTTGTTTTTCTTTGCAAGGACTTTGTCTTCTTTAACGTCTTTAGCTGAACCTTCAAAACTAGCCATATTATACCTCAATCAATTCTAATAAACACGCTATTCAACGTGGTGTTAATGGTCTGTGTTGCCACAGGGTTATAAGCAAATAGGCCTCTGGAGGCATTTAAGTTTACGTCTGGCCTTGGGTTGCGTAAAGCCTGTGGATCATTTGCTACTTTTTGAGCGCCTATTATACCAACCCAATTTTGTGGGTGGTCGCCACCAACTTTGTCCATGCACTCTGGACATACACGCATATTTACCCGTTTACCTATAATAACATAGGTTTTTATCTTCTTTAACGCGTATCTAAACCCGCAACGATCGCAAAACGCATGGGCTATCTTTTCTCCAGCAAATTTAGTACCCATTTAGGTCTTCCACATAAGTAGGATATCGTCTGCTATACTCGGTTTTCCAATCATCACCATATGCACGTTTCATATTACTAATACGTCCTGCTTTTCTCCTGTTTTCTACTTGCTCAGGAGTGCATTTATATCCTTTATTATAGGCTTTGCCCTTACGTGCCGCTATAGCTTTTTCTCTATACTCAGGATTAGCCCAGAGGGTTTTAGTTCGCTCTGACTTATTTTTTATCTCTTGTTCAGAATATACAGCTGTTGTATTTACATTGTTATATCGGTTTATTGTGTCCCCCAGTATAGCAATGCACTGCTCTTCGTACATTAATAGGTCTTTCTCTTCACATAAAACTAGTACAGTTACGTCAAATCCAACAGGCCCTAGTACATTATATGTGGACTTAAATCTTTCATATAGGCTTAAATGCTTACCTCTAGTTGTCTTTAACTCTGAAAAATGTTGCATCGCTCTGCGTTTTATATTAACCGAGCTCCCTATATATCTATGCCCTAGCGTCTTATCCGTAATCATATACACCCCACTACTACAGGGTAAATCTAAATGCGAGATGGAGTTTTCTGTAAATTGATTAGCGCCCATATAACCTCCTAAATTAAAGAGATTATAGTTTACCACATCAATCACACTATTGTCCACATCAATCACTTACCAGCCCCCGCCGCCTACGCTACCTATATTAGGTACAAATCTAAAAGACACTCGTTGACGATCTTCATCAGCCGCCAGTTCAAAAGCCTCATCATAGAGTTGTTTAAGCATAGGGATTTTATTTTCTGCTTCTGGTGTTTTAAGGGCCAAGTTGTAGGCTAGTCCAGCAGTCATAGCTTCTAAGAATCTAAAGGGTATATCTAATGTATTAGACCCCGGAGCGCCAGTGTCTTGAAGTCTACGTAAGCGCCAGTAAACTAAAGTGTATCCAGTTTGACTAGGTAAAGGCCATATCTTAGCTGTGGGTGTAGGAGTCTGCCTATCAACAAATATCTGTATAGGTCTGCCCTGAGTTAGCTTATTTGGTATTGTTGCGTATGTAGAAACACTTATACGAGCTATTTGTAGGTCTACTTGATTAGAAGTACTACCGGGGTTTTGACGTATCACAGTCTCTATTAAATCAACCGTATCATCAGGCAAATCGTACGTACCAACACCTACTAGCAAAGGAAATTCCCCTTGCTCAATAGTCCATAGATTAAGCCCTTTATTAGCCCAAGAAGCCAACAAGTAATTTAAAGACCTTCTAGCTGTTCTAAATTGATAGCCTGTGCGTACTTCTATACCAACACGCTCATAGGCTTCTTCGACTATTTCAGCTATATCTGGATTGAATGTGGCAAGTCCTGAAGTGCTCATGGTTAACCATAGAATATAGATATACTAGCGTTTGCGGGTAGTGTGATATACACCCCATTTTCAAACCTAACCCCCTCACCGGGTATTGTAGATGCTATAACCGCTGTATTAGTTGTTATATGAAGGGTCATTTTTATAGTTCCACTAGCCTCGGTTGGGTTATCATAGAATTGTATTTCCCCCGCTGTTCCTCCGGGCCCCAACTGAAACCCCCTAACCCTAGTAGGAGCCGCATACGCTACACCACTAGCATCTAAATGAACGCATTTTACATCTGTCTGTTGCATGATCTTTTACCTTTGTTGTGGTCGTTGTACGGGCATCGAAGTAGGATTGCCCTGAATTTGTAGTCCTTGTTGAGGCATGTACTGAGACAGACTTGGTGGTTGTCCTTGTAATGGGGTTTGCATTTGAGTCACTGGCTGTCCGCCTATACCTGCATCACTACCACTATTATCATACCCCATATTATTATCAGGAGACATTCCGCCTGTATCGGGACTAGGTTCGCTTTGTACAGGTGGAAGTGTGTTAGACATACCTTGTGGTTGATTAGGTTGCCCTTGTTGTGGGTAACTCATAAAATTGGAATTAGGAGAGGCAAAGTTATTGTACGCACTCTGAGTATTAAACTGAGGTGTTGGGTTTGCTTGCCCTAACTGTGGAGGTTGTGGACCTCCAAACCCTTGACCTATAATTCCACCATCTGCGTAGCCTTGTCCTCCCCCAGCCATTAGTATATCCTTCCTTTAGTGTGACCCTTAGTAGCACAACCATCACCTCTTGAAGAAGCTGATGACTTAACAGAACCACCTTTAGCAAAAGCTTTCATCGGTTTAGCCTTAACTTTACCGCCTTTTTTCATATGTCCTGTTTTTAAATATGATGCTGTAGCAGGGTCTCTATTTGTTTTTACCCAGTCTTCATATGCCGCCATTCTAGCATCTTTACTAGTTTGTGACTCACCTTTAGAAGATCCTGTTTTAGAAGATCCTGTTTTGGTAGTTGGAGCTTTAGCTACTGGAGCTTTAGCTACTGGAGCTTTGGGGGTGTCTGATTTTTTATCTTCCCAATCTTCAGATTGGTTTTTCATTCCAAAATCTTTTGGGATATCATACCCTGTTAGCTTTAATCCTGAGTAAGGAGCTGGACGATCTTTTCCTTTAAAGTCACTGCCTTCACCTGCATTTTTAGAATACAGTGCAGCCCCAAGTCCTAGTCCTGCTCTACTTAAGTTGGATACTCTACTAGCTTTACTTGCTAAACTTTCTGCAGGTCCCGATAAAGCCTTTGCTCTATCTGTTCCTTGTACGTCTTTCATAGTTCTAGCAGAACTTGGAGTTTCCGGTCTTACAGGACCTGGCTGACTTGTTCCTCTAGGAACTATATTTTTAGGGCCCGCAGTTGGTTTTTGGTTACCTATATTACGGTCACCTGACGCCATATCTACGCGGCTTCTTGGAATAAGGTTTGAACCACCACTTCCGCCCGTACTAGTTTTTGGAGAATCACTTCTAAATGAAAGAGAGCGACCATAAGATGGCTCATCCCTAAGAGCGGTAGGAAGATTTTTAAGTTTAGTCTTTTCCCCTACTTTAGTCCCACGTTGGGCGTATCGTTTTGGTTCAGTAGCCATTAGATCATCCTACCTTTTGTATGCCCTTTAATAGCACAACCATCACCACGAGAAGCTGTACCGCCTGATTTGTAGCCTTTTACAGAACCACCACATTTTTTACCTTTGTAGTAGTCTGGACCACTAAATTTTTCATATGGTGAGTCACCAACACCAAACTTCTTGCTTATGTCTTCCTCGTACTTATTGCGTTTATCAAGCATCGCTCTATCAATGTCAGCTTGACCAACATCAGGCTCTTCCTGTTTTTTTGGTGTTTTCGTAGCTTTTACTGTAGTAGCCATTAGATTATCTTCCCACGAGTTCTGCCTTTTTTAACAGCGCCATCAACACTGCCACCTTTGTACATACCTCTACAAGCAGATCCACCTTTCTTCATAGCTGCAGTTGGAGAACCCGGAACAGCTTTTAAACCCGCAGAACGCATAGCACCTATTTGAGCCATGTCTGGAGTTGGAGCTCGTTTAGTTACTTTAGCTTTAAGTGTATCTTTTTTCTTTAATGGGGCCATGCCCGCTTTTAACTTAGTCATTTTGTTTCCTCTAGCCTTTTCTTGTATATCAGAAATACCGCGTGATGGGCGAGTCATATTACCTTCCCGTTAGTTTACTTACTACCACAGTTCCACCTTTTTAGTGAGGCTGCTTTGCGTGTAGGTTTGCCGTTCTCATCTTTCATAGGCCCCGGCATTCCTGCCATGCGCGAGCAGAAGGACTTTTTACGTGGTCCCCCTTGTGGTTGTGGGGCTTTAAGATTAGATCCTGTAGCTGCATTGTACTTGGCTCTGCCTTTTGCGGTCAAACCTGCGCCTTTAGATACTGGAAGTTTTTCACCTCTACCAACAGCTAAATTTGGAGCTTTTTTAGTAGCCATATTAACTCCTTGCGAGATCTATTATCCAAGACATACTAGCCCCTATTGCAGCACCTATACCACCAAAGATCATGAACATACGCCACCCACCTTTAGCTTCAGACAGGGTTTTACTGATTTCTTTTATGGCTTCTTTTATCTCATCCATATCTTTAATCATTTTGTCCATGTCATTTTGCAAGTGTTTTATGTCCGCACTGTGGGTAGCGAGCTCCCGCGCCGTTTGTATCACTGGATCTGAAGCTCTTTGATGTTCCACAAGCTACCTACCTATTTCTTATGCAGAAGCAGGATCTTGAGCACCACTAGATGTTTTTTGTGCATAAGTAACAGTAACCCATGCAGCGCCAGTTGCAGCTGAACCAGCAGTAGTAGCTACGATAGCAACATCAGAAGTACCGATATTTACAAATTGAAGCCATTGTTTAGTAGCTGAAGTGTCGTCACGACCAGCAGTTGTGATAGTAGTAGAAGTAACGAATTTGTTAGCAGTTGTGCCGTCACCAATAACTAGAGTAGTGGCAGAGTTGAATACAGTAGTTGTATCAACTTGAATGTCTAAGATTTGAGAGCCTGCAGGGAGAACTGCAACAGTAGTAGTACCCGCAGCTGCTGGAAGAGCTGCCGCTTGTATTAAAACAACAACACCTGTGTTATCAAGATAACCCGGAACGGTGCCAGTAGTATCTTTAACAGTACCTGCGCGAATTGGGCCAGAGAAAGTTGAAAAAGCCATATTTAATTCCTTATTGCACTTGCGCCTATCGTTGTGTGCGGATCTGCTGAGTCAGTCGAGTAGGCAGTTAAAAATATTCTCAGATATGTACTCCTTATAACATTTATTTTGGTGGAGTGTCAATTAATTTGTTGGACTTACGTCTATCATTATCTTTCTTATAATCCGCCTTCATACAGGCTATACAGGTGCCTTTTGTCTTACGTGGCGATAGGTGTCCTCTCTCACAAGGAACGCCTGTGTAGTACTGCTTTTCGCCTTTATCTTTAGCATCTTGCCTAGTACGTGGTAAATTTATATATTCTTCAGGTATTTCTGGAGCCACATTGAGTTCTTTGTCCGCATAAGATAATACCCATCCTGCTAATACCCCAAATTTTATAGGTTTGCCTGATTTACAAGCACGTATAATAGACGCTATTCCTACTCCTAAAGTATCACGCATATAAGTTAAGCTTACAAAAGTTTGTGTAGTTCTATCAGGTAATATTGCATATATTTCTTTTTGCATATCGTCCGCATTTGTAGGACGTTTTCCATAGAAGTGCGATTCTTCCCCTCTTTTAACAGAGGCCGCCATATTAGCTTTGCTTTGCTCAGAATGGGTTTTGCCTTTCATTGGATTTGGCAATCCTTTACACTTCTCTGATATTTTTGCTTTTGTTTCTTCACTTCTTGGCACACCAAATAAAGGGGAGTTTTCTCCTTTAGGTGTTTTTAATCCAGCAGCTCTTACTTTATCTAATGTTTCTCCGGTGTGTTTTTTACCCCGCATAGGCGCGCTTGCGTCAGTAGCCCAGTTATAGCAATAAGGTTTACCTGCGTGTTCGTCTAACCACACCTGCTCCACACTAAGTAGTTCAGCTGGATCATCAATATGCATCATTACTTCAAATTTAAAACACTCCTCCCCATACTTGTTCCACGCTGCTTGCATGTGTGGGCTTTGGTGTTTTCCCGCGCGTAAGCGTCTTCTATGTTCCTCAAACCTACGTTTAGTATCTATAGTACTCCCCACGTAAAACTTGTTGTTTATCACATTTCGTATTCTATATATTACATTTTTCATTATATACCCCTCGTTATTAAGCTTACGAGACATATTATACATTTTTGCGGCGCCGCCGCAAGTACTTTATTTAAAACATAAAAAAGGGCCCCCGAAGGAGCCCTTAATTTACTCTAAGTTACTGATTTATCTTAATAAATTAAGCTGAACCAGCTGAACCAAAAACACCTAAAGGATCCGAGAACCCGAAGCTGTAGCGTTCACGAGCCTTGTACCTAGAGTTGCCCGTGTCAAAGTCACTGTCCATTGATGTAGCTAATGGAGTTCTAACGAAATGTTTCAGACCGTTTGGAACGTCAGTTAACAAGAACCAAGCATTTGTATCAGTCAACCATGGGTTAACAGTATAGCCGCCGGGAATTGAACCGTTGTTCTTAAGAGCGTTCACATCATTGTCAGTTGTACCAACACGCAATTCAGTTTCTAACAAACGAGTTGCTACGAATTGTAATGCAGGAGGTAGAACCAATTTTTTAGGTTTAGCAGCAATCAATAAACCACGTTCGT